TGTGCCATTAATAAATTTCTGCCAGTCTACTGCTGACTTCAAATTATAACCTCTATTAGTCAGGCTTTTAATGATAGAAACCAAAAATTCTATCTTTTCTTGCTGTAATCCAATTTTCAACGATAGCTTTATAATATCTTGATCAGCATCCATATACATAGGTAGATCAGCTTTTAAAACCATTCCCTTTGGAGGCAATTTCCAACCAAGTTTTTCCGTTTCTTCATTTGGGCCTTGCGTAAAAAACTCATACTTATCGAGTTTAAGTTGCTTCATTTTAGTTTCATAAGATTTCAATAATAACCGTTCGGACGATAAAATTTTATAATACTTATTATGAAGAATAGGAATTTTAATTAATTCATCACCCAATTCGGTTTTATCAATTTTTACATCATTATTCCATTCATCAAATATTTCTTCTAATTTCATACCGCCCTCCTAGAATTATTTAATGATTGTAACTTATTATAGAAGAAAAGTAAAGAATTAATTTGACTTAACTAGAAATTTGTCTCATAGTAAAATTGGTATATTTAAAAGTCGCGGATGAAGTAATAAAATGAACATCATCTTCATCTGTATTGAACTTTATATCCCCGACTGCAATTGGATATGCGTCAGTAAAAGTAATTTCAAAATGGGGAATATGACTGGAGCGATAAGCTAATATTGATAAATCCGAATAAATCGTATCTCCAGTATAAATTGGATTATCTTGAAGGTCTTTGTATTGTTGAAAATTCTCAGGCTTACCTAAAGCAATTAACCAATTATAAAGTTCTTGATAATTTTGAAAATCTTCATCAACTTTATATTTAATTGTTAAGTTTTCAAATTTTAAATGTTCACCGTGATTTGGTATATCAACAAACGGAGTTGGGGTCATTGCAGCGTTCATCGAAATAGGAGGAAGGTTCACTCCTTGAATGAAAAAGTTTACATGAGGAGTCTTTTTAATGAGAAACCCAAATTTTAAAGGGGATAAGAAATTTTTATTTTCTGGTGTATTGTCTACTGCGCTCATAATATTATCCTCAAAATACTTTTATGTATTTATATGAAAAAAAGGAGCTTGTGACTCCTTTTCTCATCATTAAACTATCCCTTTGCTTTGTCCCTAAGGGCTTGAGATTTTGCATTATCTGCTCTAGTTCGGTCTACTTCAGTCGGACCTGCTGGGCTATCCATATACTGTTGGTGTTGATTATAAATCTTACCAACAGCGTTTGATATTTTAAAAGCATTTTCAGTATGTGCATCCTTGGTAGCAATAGAGGCGTCAGAACTGCCATCTTTATTATATATTTTTGTATGGGTTTCTTCGGCTTTTGATAAGTGATCATGTAAAACGCCGCTTGTGATTCCCATATCATTCATTTTTTTTCTGGCGCTATCTAAATTACCTTGAGCGTATTGCATTCCCTTAATATCTTCGTTTAAAACAACAGTAGTTCTGAAAGAATTATGACGTGCTTGTTCAGTAATATATTTAGCATAAGATTCTTTTAAATATCTGCTCATTATTTTGTTCCTTTATATTATTAAAAAAGGGGATGGGATTAATCCCACCCCCGAAATAAAGCCGGTTTGCCCGATCTTATTATTGTAGGTTGTTAACAATAACTTTACGGTAGTAAACATTAGAGTTAATTGCAAGACCATCGTCAGTAAAGGCAGTAGCACCTTTTGCGAATGGGTTAGCAACGATGCCATAACGGGTTTTGAAGCCGATTTTAGGCTGGAAGCTGTTATGGTCAACCGCACGAACCATTTGCAATGGAACGTATGGGCAGTAGAACAATCCGGCGTCAAAGGCAGAAGAACCTTTATAACCGATAGTGAAGTAATCACCACCAACCGCATATGGGTCGATGTAAACACGTAGACGACCGTTCAATACACCGGCAAAGGTATTACCAGTATCATCTACGTTCAACTTATTAGAGTTAAGAGCAGGGGTGTAGTCAAGAACACCAGCCATTTGCAATGCAGAAGCAACGTCTGAAGAACAAAGGACGATGTTACCCTTCCCTCTACGAGTCTCTTTAGCAATCTTGTTGGCTTCGCGCTCAAGCTGGAACATCATACCCTTGAACTTTTCTACAGACCAACGACCGTTAGAGTCTGTATCCAAGTCGAATACACCAGCAGTGGTAGTATCTACTTCAGCACCAGTTTTAGCGGTGATGTTAATAGTACGGATAACTTGACGGTTAATTTCAGCAAGAATCTCAGATGACAAGATATTTGACAACTCAGATTCAGCATCAAGACCATGAACTGCTTTCAAGTCTTGCGCAAGTTCCATGGTGTATTCTGCTTTCAACGCACGAGACTTGGCTTCAACGGCCAATTTCTCGATGCTGAACGCCATTTCAGGCCATGCAGTATTTGAGTCAGTACCCAAAGCTTCCGCTTGAGCAGTTGACATACCAGCACCAGTGTTATAAGTGTTAACAGCGGTCAAAGGAGAAGTGTTAGTTGCACCAGGGATAGTACCAACATGCTTATCACCAAGAGTGTTAGCGCCAGCAGTAACAGAAGAGAACTGAGTGTTAACTTCGTTATAGAATGTTTCGGTACCTTCTTGGTTAGCATAGCGAGAACGCATTGCAAAGATCAAACCAGTTGGGCCTGACATTGGCTGAACGCCAGCGATGTCATAAGCAACAAGGTTAGGCATTGCACGGCGAACAAGAGAAATCAATACAGGGTCGAAGGTGTCAACAGCACCATCACCAGCTGTAGAAGATGAAGCTCCCATTGCGTTTGCTGGAATTGGAGATGCTTCCGTCAAAGACTGGTATGAACCATTACGGTGTGATTCATTAAGGGCCTTCTCGGTGTTCTCCAAAACAACAGCCGTTACCGAACGTCTGTGTTGGTCTTGAATTTTATCAAGACTTGGGTGGTCCAATACGTCAGACCACTTATTTTGTAGTTCCTCAGCTAGATACATTAGTTTTCCTTTCTAAGAGAAATTATTATCTTTATTTATTTATATAAATTGGTTATTTAAAGCTTTTAGTCATTGCTTCGGCGTATCTACGAACTGCTGGATCTTGACCCTTAAATGGAGATTCAACCGCTTCGTTCAATTCTTCGCCTTCGTAAGATTCTTCCATAATGTTAGAATCTTGATTAGAAGTTTCGGAGAAATAACTTTCTTTAATACTCAAAAGCTTTTCCGCATAAACTTCAAAATCACCTTCAAATTCAATATCTTCTGCAATCTGCAAAAACTTTTCTTGTTGTGTTAGTGCCATACCAGAAGCAACTTCTTGCTGGATTTCAGAGATAGTATTTTCGATGATAATAGAACGCAATTCATCATTGTTAGAAATAGATTCATCTAACATTGATTCCAATTCCTCAACCTTTTCGGCAAGACTTTCGACAACATCAACTTGCTCAGTTGGAATATCAATATAATGTTCTTGGAATAGATTACGTAGACCTTCCATGAAATCTTTATTGATTTCAGTTTGAAGGGTAGATTCAATTGCAACTTCGTTTTCTGTCATCCATTGCTCAACAACATAATCCATATAAGAATTAAGTTTATTGGTTAACTCTTCAGTTAAAGCTTCAACTTGTTCGTTGATTTGTTCTTCAGCTTCTTCTTCTAAACGAGCAACCTCCATTCCAACACGTGCGCTAATAGCAGCTTCGAATAGATTAGTTGCCTTTGATTTAAAATCTTCTGAAAGATCTTCGCCCTCAAATGCAATTTCCAAATCTTCTTTAACTGCTGCTCCGGTGGCAGCAGAAGGCTTCATTGCAATTGTTGCAGCGTTTTTGGCAGAATTATCGCCAACGCCATAATCTTTATTTGGACCGAATTGAGATAATACTTCCGAAAGTTTATTAATGTCATCTTTGCCCATAGAAGCAATTTGAGCCATAATATTTACTTTAGAAGCATCGCCTTTCATTTTAATAGAATCAGAAGCAGCTGTTTCTTGAAGATCATCTGAATTTTCTAATTCTAGTTCATCATTTTGATAATTTTCGCTCATAAGAAAATTTCCTTTTATTGAATTTTAGATATTTATAATATTTCTATTTTTAATGTCAAAGACTAATTAAAGAATTAATATAATCTTCAAAAATAGCCATTTGTTTTGCTTCGCGTTCATTCTTTGACAAACCATGGATTTGACCCTTTAAGCTTTCTGCTTTTTGTTCCATCCAAGTATTTTTGATCGGATCAAAAATCCATTCAACATTTTCCATAAGGCCGTTAACAAATGCATCGGGAGCAGAAGGATCTGCAACGATATCAGCGGCAGTTGAGATCTTAAGATCATCTTGTACGACCATAGAACCGTTTTGTTCTCTCAATGAACCCATAGCCCTTGAAGAAACACCTAAACGACCGCCTGATTCCATAATACCGCGTGCAATTTCTCCCATTGGAGTATTGGCAATTTTAGCTTTACCAATATAGTTATTACCGTCTTTACGTAATTCGGTAATAATATGAGAAACTCTATCAAGGTTAATGGTTGGACCAGAAGGATGTCCTAATTCACCGAATGCATTCCCACCTTTAACTTTTTCTTTAAGGTACTTATTTACTGCATTTTCCATAACATGGATTGGATAAATTCTACCGT